GTTTCTTAAATATCGCATCGTTTGAATAATCAATTCATGCGATTTTTGAGAAAAATCTCGATCCTCTAAAAAATCGATTTTGTCTAAAGCATCAGGGTCGAGGAACACCGCACCCAAAACCGCTTGCTCAGCCTCCAAGTTTCTTATATCCGGTTCCATTTCCATATACATAGGGATCACCTCCCTCATTGACATATTGGATAAAGGCTAGGTCGGCATTGCGTAATTCAATTTCCTTATCATGACCTGTTTTAAAATATCCAGTTATGGAGGCTGGAGTAGGGATGTGTTCACTTGTTCTCAAATGCTCTTTTAGATTTTTTACTGCTATATCTACTGGGATATCAATTAACAATTCGAACCAAGTGTCAACCTTACTCTCTGAAAACAAGAAATCTTGTCGGCAATCAGATATTATGTCCATCAAGTCGATTACGTCCTTTCGCTCCACCTGACCCCTCCCTTTCTCTAGCAGCAGCAATTGCATCTTTAGTTTGTTCCGGCCGATTTCGCACACTGCTTTTAATTACAGAATCCTTTTTCATCCCGAGTTGCACATATTGTTTCCTGAGTTTAGAAGGGCTTAGGATATTGATTTGCCAAAATGAATCTTTTGTTGCCCAATCAATGATTTCCCTAAGCTCGACTAGATTGCGCTTATCAATCTCCACAATCTTTCTAAACTCGTCTCGCCATTTTTGCAAATCTGCATTTTTAACAAGGTGATCTTTTTTATTAATTACAGCATGATCCATTATTTTATTAAAAAAATAAGTTGAAATTTGATAGTAAACATCGTCCTCTGAATAAGTGATTTTCTTATTGAGAGAAGAAGTCTTTATATCTCTTTCTTTATCTAGTTCTAGTTCTAGTTCTAGTTCTAGTTCTGTTGCGTGACCAAGCGTGACATTAGCGTGACTGTCACGCTCTACTATAATAGAAGGAAGACGTTTGTTCTTACGCTCCTTTTCCTTCCTCAAGCGGCTCTGTTCCTTGATTTTATCGAGTTTTTCAGCCGCTTGGTGCTTCTCCCAATTTGCAATACAAATTCGTCCTGATTCATCTATTTCAAGCATTTCATATGACTTGCTTGAGAATAATTTGAGAGCCACTTCAATCATTTGCTGACTCTCGTTAAATAAAACAGATAAATTTTGTGACGTATAAGGTGTATCTTCGTTTAAGAATATCCACCCGCCCGCATTGGTCTTTCCAGCCTGCATTAATAATTGAAACCACAGAAGAACTAGCGTTTTTCCTTCCGGCATTGACTTAATGAGTTTTATCTTTTCGTCCTCAAAGATGTCGGTGAGGACTTTAATCCATTTAATTTCAGCCATTAGATCACCCGCTTAATGTTTATAAATCTCTTCTACCAGCCGAACAACGGTCGCAATCAATATTTCTCGTTTCTCGTCAAGCGCGAGCGATGGCGAATCATCCAGTTCGCGTTTTAACGCCTCCATCCCAGCCCTGAACGCGGCTTCGTTGGCTTCTTCTTGTGTTTGTTCAACCTCGTAACCCTCGACCAAAACTCTCTCCAACAACTCGGTTGAAATGTAATTAAAGGGGTGAAAATTACCGTACCAAATTTCGCCATCTTTTTTTATTTCTCGATGTTTCCTTATGAGGTATTTATGTTCCTTGTACAAATGGGTATCTAAAGCACATTTAATGGCCTTATCCAACTCTTTTGAGAGTACGATATTTTCAGGTTCGACCGTGTAACCGTTAACGAGGGCTTTAAGCAACAAATCGCCGTTTTCTATTTCCTTTACATATCTTTCTAAAATGATAGTTTCCTTCCTATCTCCTTCGCTGATATAAGTAAAAAATAATCTAGCGAATGAAGCTGGTGTGAAATTATCTTTTTTAAAATATTCAATTGCCTCCGCCACGTCCTTTGGCAACACTACCGACTGGTGATCCAACATAGCGCGTTCTAACGCGGATTCGAGATAAATCCTAGACTCAACCTCAGCGTTATGCGCCGTCCAAGCGCTGCTGACTTCTACATTCAATTGCCGAATCTGCTCGATTTTTTTGTTAGTTAACTCTGTCAGCGACTTGACTTGACGTTGCAGCCCTTGTACCTCTTCAAGGCGCTGGAGGTTTTCTTGGGTAAGTTGAGTGAATACTTCAGGAATGTCGCAATCATGAACTAGGCTTTTATGGATAACATGACCTTTATATTTACCGCTCACCACCACCCAAAAACCATTGTTGAGTTCCCTGACTTCAAGAACGTAGCCTTTTTTCTCATTGAAATTGCCCGCATACATGTTGGTGTTAGTGACGACAATTTGAAATCCGTTGCTTAATTCCTGCTCAAGAACTTCGATATGACCAACCGCTTCGTTGAATGTGCTTTGTTGTACGGTCCCGTGTTTATACCTAGCTATATTTTTTAATTCCTGTAGTCTTTCCTTTGATAATTTCATCTTATGGCCTCCAATTGGTAATTAAATATTCTTTCGAATCCCTTGCTCTCCAACGCATCCTCAACAGCTTTTTCAGCCAGTTCAGGCGTGTTATTCGCCTTTGAAAGATGGGTTAATATGATCCGTTCCCCAGTGCCGAGAATAAGCTTAGAAAGCGCTTCTGCGGTCTGTTCGTTGCTCAAATGCCCCAAGTCCGAGCATATCCGGGCTTTTAATTGGTCATGGTAACCACCATTGATGAGCATGTCCAAGTCGTGGTTTGCCTCAATGATGTAGATGTCCGATCCACTCATCGCTTCTATCATGTTGTCATCTACAACGCCAGTATCCAGGCAGACTGAAAGTTGTTGCCGACTATCGTCAGTAATCACAAATCCTAGCGGATCAAAGTCATTGTGATGCGTGTGGAACGATTCGATATAAAACTCACATTCAATATTTACCGTTTCGCCAACCACTAAAATATTTTGCAAATCATCGTTAACGGTTTGCATATACTTCTCGTTTTTCCAAGTTCCCTCGGAAGCGTAAACAGGTATTCGATACTTATTCGCCAGTGATATTCCTTGGCAGTGGTCCTGGTGTGGATGCGTCACGAATATGGCTTGTATTTCCGTTGGGTAAAATCCGTTCTGAATCAGCAAGCTTTCAATTTTAGTTTTTGGCAGCCCACACTCGACAAGGATTATTGTTTCATTGGAGCGAACGGCAATTACGTTGCCGCCCGATCCTCCTGCTATGATTTTTACGTTCATTCTGGTAGATCATCGCCCTTATCGGCGATTTGTTTTTCGATGAAGGACAGTAATGCTTTGCGCTCTGAGATAGTTGGAACATCTCCAGCAGCTTTCATATGGGTGTTCATGTAAGCTAGAATATCCGCATCTGTAACAATGCCCAATTCTTTCAGTTTGGCTTTGATTGTTTTGTTCAATGCTTTGCGCTCGGTTTCTTCATCGACTGGCGTTATTTCAACGTCGATAGCCTTAGATGCTTCGGTTGCTCGCTTTGATGCAGGCTTTGTAGGTTCCTTAGCTGACGGTGTAGTTTCTGCATCTGGGTTAATTTCTTTACGTTCATACGGCGCATTGTTCGAATCCTGTGCTTCATCATCTTCAAAGCCTAAACCGAATGCCGCATTCAAAGCCCGCTTAGCCACATGCTTTTTGAACATATCTGGCAAGTTGTTTTTCCACATAGTCTTTTGCATGCCGCTTTGAGAGTTCTGCAAGTGTTCGACTTCTTCGATGCCCATCACGACGGTAAATGGTGAAAATCCATCCCGATAAGCAATTGCGTAACCGCCAATTATCTTACCCCTTGGAAACGTCCAACTATGTTCATCGATCACGGCATAATATCTGCCATCCTCTGCTCGTTCTTGGTGCATGTTGAATTTATCGTGTTCATGCACCATTTGAGCATCATAACCCTTGTAATCGTTATGCTTGCGAGCTTGCTTTACGTGGAACCCAATGCCGAACTGAGGGACAAGCTTACCTAGATATACCGTCGGATAAATCTCATTAAGCAACGGATTTGCCCCTAGTGACTTCGAAATAGTCATAAACAATCTGAACTGCGGCTCGGTGCAATCCTTGGCAATGGTTTCATGAATCGTTTGGATCATGGTTTCGTCCAAGTCGCCAAATGTGAACTTTTTGTATTCTACTAATTGATTAGCCAAGGACAATTACCTCCCAAAAATCTATTGTTTTCTTCATCTTGCGGACTTCCTCGACCTTGGCATCGCCGTAATCCTCCAACAACCAATCTTCTTTAGGCGTAGCAGATCGAGTAACAACAGCCTTAAAATTCTTATCGCCATTGGTGAAGACGATCTCCGCTTTCTGCCATCTACCCTCTTGTGTCCACTCACCGCGCTTTACAGCGATTAGATTAGATTCGTTGCTTTCAAGGGAGCCGTTTTCGAAAAGCTCATTTAATTGCTTTTGGGTTAATTTCATTTGATCGCCTCTTTCAATTTATTTAAAACTCCTAATAGCGCTGTGTTGAATTCGTCAGCATCCCAATTCATGCCAAGCTTGCCTTCTGTAGCTCTATGCAACAGAGCATCAATGTTTGTTTCCTCCGGAATCCATTGATCTTCTAGCCCATGGCAAGAACAATGGCCGCCATTTACTTCGAACAATTGCCCTTGCCCAGTTTGGAAAAGAACAAAGGCGTTTCCTGAGTAATCTCTATAGGCGTAGGAAGCGAGCAAAACAGTTGAGTTCGCTAACTGATCGGATGGTATTTCAAAGTCTTTGCACATTCCCTCCAAGTCTGACCAATCGTGTAAAAAGATAGGGTCCATCTAAATCACTTCCTGTCCATTAATTTGTAATGCTTGACCCTCGACAACCCTGCTGATTATCGCTTGCCCATACACCTTTATCTCGCCTGTGTAGCTCTCGACGTTGTCCAAAAAGCAAGGAACAATTAACCCTGATTGTTTATGCAGCACCTCATGAAGCTCCAGTCCAGCGGCCATCTTTTCCCCTTGGCTCAATGCACTAAAGTCCTTATCATCCATCTGAATCATGAAAAATGGCTTGTACTCGCCAGTAGATTCAACGTAATTGAAAAGTCGCACCTTGAGCCTTGTGAACAACGCCTCAACCTTCGAAACTTGCAAGCTAGCTTCTGTGGCATTGAAGGATTTAATAGCATCGAGAACAAATATAGAGTCCTTATTTGATGCCAGGTGTTCGGCTTCGAGCTTCTTGGCTGCATCCAGTTGCCCGGTCAAAGCGTCCTTTTGTTGCTGCTTGCGGATAGCATCTTTATTTACCTCAAACTCCGCTTCTAGCAACTTAATCTGATCGCGCTGCTCTGAAATATCAACAGATTCAATTCCTTCAAGTTCTGCTTCTAGCAACTTCCGCTTAGAAACGAGTCCCGCATGATTCGCCTTAAATGCCTCGATTCTCTTTTCCTTATCTGCAACGACAGCAACTTTAGCTTCATCGGGCAGCGTCTGCTTACAGGTTCGGCATGTGTCGATAATCTGCTCATCCCTCAAGTAAGGCCACTGCTCAACTAATGGCGTTATTTGTTCTTTTGTGGAGTTAATACGACTGACTAAGGATGCTATCGACATGTTAACGTCAACGCCATCATCCGCAATCTTTACTATAAAAATTATCTGTTTTTCGAGGTCTGCGTTATCCGAAGCCAACTTCTCCAAATCGACATCCGGCACATCCTTAAACGCCTTGATCTGATCTTGAATGGTTTTAACACTGCCCTGCGACTTCTTCCAAGCATCCTCTTTTTTATTCTTGTTATCCGTATGCTTGGCTTTTAAATCAGCAATGCTCGCCTTTTTAAGATCGGTTTCCAATCTCTTTGCATAAGGGTTTATTTCCTTGCCATCTGACATGGCTGCAAATATATCTGCATTTAATGGAGCTGAAACATATTTCATGATCTGTTTGCGCTGATCCTCCCACTTCTGTGAGAAGAAGAAGGCTGGGTTATAAAGCGAAAGAAACATTTCCTTTTCGAAAAGTGAATCCACGAATGCCTTGTACTCAGTGGCTGTAACAGGCACTTCGTTTTTGTAAAACACGTTCTTTCCATTGACGATTTCACGCTTGAGCAGATATTCCGCGCCGTCTTTTGAAAGAAGCAGTTCCACCGAAACCGTGTCATAATCGTAAGTAGTTGGTGTTGGATCGAACTTGCTGCCGTTCATTAAATCGACACCATACAAGCACCAAATTGGAGCTTCGCCAATGGATGTTTTACTCTCGCCATTTTTCCCAGTAAGCTTTAAGACATCGGGATAAGTGATATTAAGATCGCGCACGGCTTTAAAATTGTGTAACGTCAGTTCAAGGAATTTAACGATCATCTCTCACCCGCAGCTTTCTTCCACTGCTTGGAGTTGATTTTGTCTTTGTAGGCTTCTGGCTTTTCGAGTTGTTTGGCCACTTTTAGAGAAGTGCCTTTAACTGCTTCGAGATGATCGCGATCTTGAACAACAAGCGTTCCCCATCTTGACTTGCTGTAAGGAACCTTCTTATCGCGCTTTCCGTCCACCCTTTTACATGGAACTCTCTTGCTGTTATGCCCACCTTTAGCGGCTACAGCCTCCCGAATAATCCCTGCGGTTGTTTGGATGGCAAGTTCCTGTTTAGAGTTGGCGAACCTCTTGGATACGGATAGAGCTAATTTTTCGGACTTGGTTAAATGTTTCATCGTGATTTTTCCTCCTATTTTTATGATTTTTGGCAGCAGAGAATATGCCACCAGACGATAAGGTTACTTCTGGGGTAAATGTGGTTATGGGTTAAAGAGGACCATTTATTTTAGCTTTCCAGTTGCTCGATCTTCTCCAAAGCCTCTTCCAACTGCTCTTTTAGTGATTCTATTTCGCTTTCCATCTTCGCTGCGGCACGATCAAGATCATCGTAAGCATCCTTAAGCTTGTCCCAGACAACCGGTCCAATGAACTGCTCGTTTTCGTCTAAAACAGTCTCTAAATCACTTGCCAAGGCTGAGATTGCGATTTTTACTGACATTCGATTTCCTCCACTTCTACAATTATTCCGTTCTCTTTTAAAACCTCAAGCCATAGCTCTTTCGTTTCATCCGAACAATGAGCCATAGCGTCTGTCCATGTCGGCCGACGTCCATGCTGACCATAGAACCAACACTTCCAAAACAAACTTTCTTGATTGTGCGGGTTTGCTGGATCATGATCTACAGCGCACTGTTGGCATTTGTCGGGTGCTGGAGGTAGTAGAAACATTAGAGTTCCGCCAATTCTTGCTCAAGGCGCTTGATTTCCGCAGTAGCCAACACGGTAAAATTATCCTTCAATGTCCCGAACAACTTAGGATGAATTCTCCTTTCAATTTCAAAACTCGATCCGTTATATCGGAATAAAATTGAGTGTACTTCCTCATTGTTAAGTTTAATGTTCCGCTTAAGCTCCTCAATCTTGTTCATCAACAACTTGGATTTTTCAATGCGGACTCTCATATATTCATAAGTTTTAATATCCATGCGTTCCTCCTAATCGCCCACAGGCGGTCTTATTTTTAATGCTGCGAGTTCCTTTTCCTCAAGCTCCAAGTCGCACTGCTGTTTGTATGCGTCTAGCTCGTCCACAGAGGGTTTGTTGCGGGATTCTTGGGATAATGGTTGGTCAAAGCGGTCCATCTACGATCACCACTTCCAAAAATCGTTCAAATGTCATGAGGTGATATAAGCCGCGTAAACGAAATTCATTGCCTAAAAACTCAATCAACTCGTCTGGTAATCTCATCGACTTCCTCCCTCCCCGCATCATGGATGCACCATGCAAGGGTTAAAAATGTTAAGGTAAAAATGGACGCTCCGAGCAATTGCCATATAGGGTTAAGGCTCATTGGGTTGCTCCTTTCTTCATGCTTTTAACCCAATCTGGCTCCCATTCGTCAATCCAAATGAATACGATATCGTAATAGTTCATAGGTGTGTCGAAGTAGGATTTAACATTGAATTCCGTCCAATAATCTTTCCAAAGAGCTGAACGAACCGACCTCAACTTTGAATTGTATAAACCCGAAGTCTTGCCTCCGAGAATCTCAATTAGGCGTGTAGCTGTATAAGCTTTAACCGCTTTACGCTCAGGTGCTTTAAATGTGATCAAGCTATTTAGGATTGATATGGTCTTGTCCCTCTCCGCCAGCAATCTCGACAACTCCGCTATCCGTTGTTCCTGCGACATTCACTATCACCTCCTCCGATACGACTGTGACACCTCGCCACGTTTTGAATAATTCCTGAACCAATGGATCAAACCGCTTGATAAAGTCCTGTACCGCCTCGTTAGCCTCTTTATGACCAGCTATGAGTCTGTACTGCTGCTTGGCGTTGCTATTCTCCATGGTGACCACGTTAATGATGGATCGTAAGGATTTTCGTAAATCTCCATAAGCCTGTGATTCTTTGTCGCGTTGGGTAATCTTCTCTGCAAAATCACGTTCCATGTTTTTCATATCCAGTTGTAATTTGATGTTATCCTTAGCCAGTTGATACTCTTTATCTTCTTTAGCTTCCAGTTTAGCAATGCGCTTAAGCGATTCTGTGTCGATTGTGGGTGGCTTAGAACGTTCCTCATTGAGTTCTCGCTGCTGGGTAATGGTTAGGTTTTCTAGGCGGATGCGCTCGGATTCGGCTTGCTTGAGTTGCTTAGTGACTTCCCTTAGCTGCTTGACCGTCATATCCTCCACTTGCTTTGATTCGCCTGTAGACGGAATGGTGTGAGGGTCGGCTATGAACTCGGCACGATCCACTGATTCGGGAAGAGAGATAACTTGCCTGATTTTTGTCCATTCAAGACCATCGAAAAGCGAATTCGAGTTCGTATTTGAATCGTAAAACTTCATGAACTCTTGTGCGTAGCGGTTGGTAAATTCAAAATTATTTTCAATCCATTTAGTGAATTCGCCATGCGAGACAACAGATTTTGCTTCGTTTAACCGTCTTCCGATTTCCCAAGCATGATGGGCTATTGATTCTTTCATTGACTGTTCGAATATTTTAATTTCGGCGGTTATTGTTTCAATCGATCTTATTACTATGCTCATTTCCGCACCCCGAATTTTACTGATAACATAAAATCAAGTGCATCTTGTGGGCTTATGTCTAACTGAGGAGCTACATGATTTGCTATCTGTTTTAATGATGCTGACTCTCCTAATTGACGCTTACCAATTTCGAATACTGCTTGTCCGGCTACTTGCTTAAAACTGTTTATCTCAGCGGTTATGACTGTTAGGTCACTTGATAATGCGAGTTGGTTCATTTGTTTTCCGCCTCCTTCTAACACAATTTAGGCATGACGAGATAGCACCATTTTGAATAAAGTGGCTTTTGTTTGATTGACAATGTGACTCATTTCCTTTTCATTTCAACAACTTTTCCATCTGTTTGTTTTTTTGCAGGATTTAATTGGTTTTTTTGAGCATCTATTATCTTTTGACTGAGCGATTTGATCTGATCGGCGATAAAGGTCAAGTGGTCAATCGCTTCTTTGGAACGGTTAAACTCAATCATCAAGTCAATCATTTTCGGATCAGGTTGGACAAGAAGGTTTGCGCCTCTCAGGTTCTTAAAGAACCCCTCAAGCTCCGTCAATCGCTTATTCGCATTCAACTCTTCATCTGTAGGTATTGGCGGCTTCATTCCGGATGCTTGGTGTTCGGCTAAAATGTCATGTCTGGCTTCTTGAACAGCTTGTTTGATATCCGCCTTAATCGCCATTTTCTGAATCTCAGTAGGAGGTATGTTGGTTTCAATTGCTTTCTGTTTTAATTCCGGCGATATGGACTCGTCTTTCAGGACTTTCACGAGTTGTTCGGTTTCTCGGGTAGTCAAGTCTTCTTTGACAACCTTGTCTGCGATGGCGGATTGTAGCTCTTTTGGAGCTTGAGCAATTCCTCGCGCTTGAGTTGGATTTATCACGCGCGTGATAATTTTCTCTTTAATGGATTCATCAAGCCCAAGTAATGACAATCTATAGCTGACCCAATTTTGAGTTTTACCAAACTCCTTAGAAACCCTATCCTGCGTCCATTTGAACTGTTCGATCATCTGCCGGATGCCTTCTGCTTCTTCCAATTCTGAAAGGCTGTGTGATTGAATATTGGCAGTCATCAATGCCTTGAATGCTTGTTCGTCATCCATTTCAACCACATCACAATTCACGTCAAGCGAGCCTATTTTAGTGATTGCAACCTTTCTTCGATGACCCGAAATGATCTGAAATCCATCGCCCCACGGTCTTACGAGTATTGCAGTAAGCAAACCCATTTCTTTAATGCTTTCCACAAGCTCGTCTATGTTCAATTGCTTACGCGGATTATTAGGATGCTCGTACAATTTACTTAGCTTTACGACTTGCCTTTTCGACTTCACGAGCTATTTCCTCCATTTCAGGGAAGAACTCATTTGGTACTGGAATACCTCGGGATACTGAATCCTCATCCAGTTTCTTAATCTCAATGAAGTCTTTGTATATTCGATCCGTTCGCTTCTTCCGATATTTCATGATATCTTGATAAGTCATAACTGGCTTGTACTTGTTCCTGCCAGTATTCAGCACCTTAAATCCTCCAGCGCGGATTGCGGCATTTACAGCATTGCGGACATAAGCCATTTTCTGATTCCTCGGTGCTACTGTCCGAATTTCATTTTTTGTCTTTTCGTCAATCAATTCGACCACATCATATCGTCATAGAGCGAATCGATAATTCCTTTACGATGCTGGTGTAGATTTCTTTCAAGCGTTTATCATTTTCGATAATGTCCATTTTTGAAGCATCCTTAATTTTTGTTTTTGTCGCCCCGCTATCTTCCAATCGCTTTTTTAGATTAGTTAATTGTATGTTGAGACGGCATCCAGCTCTTTCCTCTAAAATGCGATATGTTTCATTGCGAAGAGCTTGAAAATCTTGTCCATCGCTATTCCGTACCGCGCTGTTGAACATGGTGTTAATGGACTTGCGCCAATCGTCATCACGCTGAATGATGGTTTCTTTGATGGTTGTGACGGCTGTAAGCGCCTTTTGCGACTGCTCTGTGACATCAGACAATTGCTGCTGCATCTTAGCGTTATCAATTTGAATTCTGGCTTGTCCATCCCATATCTGTTTGAACATCTGCATTTCTGGAGACAATAGGGATAAATCAATAGATTGTTGTTTAACGGTGTAATAATCGTCAACCAGCATTTCGTAAACTTCCCAAGCGGAATCGGTGTTTAATGATTTGGCATGGAGCCAAGCGCCTTTTTCTGTCCAAAGGTAGATGGTTTTTGCATTTTTTAAACCATCGTCAATTTGTACATGGTTCAAAAAGTCGCGTTTCGCTTGATCTTCCAAGGCGAAAAAGTGTTTTCCGAGCAAGTAGCGATTTTCATTCCTAATGAAGTTTTTACTAATGTTCTGTGAATCAGTTCCAAGCGATTCTGCTAATTGTGCTGATGTAAGCACTCGTTGATTGTTGTGTACGATTGGGGTTAATTGGTTCATTGGTCATCTTTCCTTTCCGTAAAACTAAACAAGAACAAATATTCCGATTGCGTTAATTAAATGCGCGGTGTATAATCCTTATTGTGAGTTAATGGATTGCTACATGGCATCATTGCGCCAAGTCTTGAAACAAGTCATCGACTGTGGTTTCGAAATACTTAGCAAGTTTAAACATAAAGCCTGCTTCTGGGTTACACAGACCACCCTCAAGTCTGCGGATAAAACTTTCAGTAACACCTAAATCTAAAGCGACGGCAAGTTGAGTTTTGCTTTTTTGTAAACGAAGAATTTTGAATCGAGTGCGCTTCTGGATGGTACGGGAATCTGCTTTGCGTCTAGCCATGCGGTATCTCCTTTCAATGTATTTGTATGCGTTGCGTGTGCATTTTCTGCGCACGACAAATATACCATGTGCATATTGTGCGCGTCAACATATTTTTTTTGATAAAGAAAGGTGTATATTAATGATTTCTGATAAGGAACATAAAAAGCTTATAGGGTTGCGTCTTAGGGGATTGAGAGAAAAAGCTGGATTAATTCAGTCCGAAGTTGCAGAAGCAACAAATTCAGAAAGAGCAAGTATCTCAAATTATGAAATAGGGAGAGCTATTCCTCCCAGTAAGGTTCTAAAATCATTAGCTCTTTTATTTCATACAACAATTGACTATATCCTCGGAAAAACAGATGATCCGCAATTAACCGCAAAACTTAACCAACGAGATACCGAGGAAAAAGAACTCACTGAAAAAATATTTTTAAAACTAAAATATACAGTAGACATCGAAAATAATTTCTTTGAGTATTTACGAGAAGACATATTCAAGGCAATATCAGATAATCTATATATGGCTTATGCGTACCATAATGCTAATGACAACGACTTTTATATTAATCATTTCAAAAAATACTTTGGATCATTGGATGAATTTACAAAAAGAGAACACGAAGAATCTACCGAGGAATTTAAAAAAGCATATAATTTTTCTAATGTTAAAAAAGTGTTAGAACTCACTAACAGAGAGCGCAAAGAGATATTCCTTTCTAGTCTTCAAAATATAATTGATAAATACAACATAAAAAACCCCGACCCATTGGCGAATGAGAAGGAGTTTAGTAACACTTTATTCGATAAGATAAAAGTTCTTGCCAATAAACATGGCATGGATTTAGCTGATCCTTCAACGCTTGAATTGATGGATAGTGCGTTCGATTTCATTAAGAGGATGAAGTCTAAATAATTCGATCAAATCATAATAAAATAATTCGCCCTGATCCATCGATTCTTTCAGACAAATTTCCTTCTGCTTGTCCATTATCCACTTCCCTTATGATTTATTTCTCTTAATGGGAATTTCATTATAGCATATGAGTATAATACGAACAACCGTTCTATCATCATGTAAAACGTTTCAATAGGAAAATTATAGCTCTAATCGACAAGGTTTGTATATGTGCTGAAAGTGCCAAGAAAATATTAGATTTGAAACGAAGACCTCAACTTCGCTTAAAAATGTCTAGTAAAATTTGCTCAGTTCTGCTAAACTAAATTTCGACAAAGTTTACAGCAAATACTCCAGCCGATGGGGATAATACAAATGGGGAATTATAATGGGATTTTTAAAAGTATTAGGTTGGATATTTGTGCCATACATAATGATGGTTGTCCAATGGAAGAAAACAAGTAAGGTAGTAAAGGTGTTCGGCGGCATATGGGCACTTGTAGCATTGCTTGTCGTTATTGGATCATTTATGCCAACACCTCCACCGACAGCAGAAGAGATTGCGAGAGAGCAGGTACAAGCAGCCAAACTACAAAAAATAAAAGATGATGGTGACGCTAAGATTGCAGCTATTGAGGCAGAAGCGGAAGCTATAAAAGTAAAAAATGCAAAGGCAGAAGAAGAAAAAGCTGCTGAAGAAGAAAAAGCAAGGATCGCAAAGGAAATTGAAGACAGCAAACCGAAGCTTGAAGTGTTGGATCACAAGTGGGTAAACGAAGAATATAGCAGTTATGTATCGGGTACTGTCATCAATAACACAAAGAAAGAATACTCATACGCCCAAGTCGAGGTTAATCTATATGACAAAGACGGAGCTGTTGTCGGTAGTTCCTTAGCAAACATTAATAATTTAGAGGGTGGCGCAAAATGGAAGTTCAAAGCCGTTGTTCTTGAGGATAACGTAGCTAGCTATAAAATAAAAGATGTTACTGGATTTTAGAGCCCTCCTGGGCTTTTTTTATTCCCCATATTTCCCTATCTGAATCCTTATCAACTCCGCAAGTTAACAATCACCAGACTCACGTTAATTCTGAGGAAAAAATTATTTTCATGTTCGTACTATGTTCCCATTTACTTAGTAAACTATCTGTGTTACATTAAATATATGGAAAACAAACAAACGGAGGTAATGAAGATGGGAAGATTGATGAGCATTGTAAAAAGAAATGTGAATGTAGAAGTGATAAAAAATACTAAAGATAATTACGAGATCGTGTTGGATGGTGCTACTTATAAAACTTATGTGGTTTGCTTAAGGGGCATCCCATCTTGGTCAGTTCCGGCAGAAGCTTGCAAAAAACATTTTGGAATAGCAAAAGAAAGCTTCATCGAACATCATTCGGCTAAAGCAATTCATGAAGCCAACGAAAAAAACAGAAAAAGCAATTACGCTTTTAGGGAAAATCAACGCAAAGAGTTTTATGGAGAAGTTGAATAAGATCGAAACCGCTACGGCGGTCTAACGGTGAAGCCGTTACTGACGAGATCAGAATTCGAGTTAGATAAAAAAGCAATTGAAGAAAAGTCGCGGCTAACAAAGGGTAGCGGACTTAAAGGAGTTAATTAAAATGTCAGAATTTAAAAATGTTACTGTGAATTATATGGAACTCGTTAAATTGGTGAACGGATCGGACTCTTTCGGTCACTTCGATTTCTCTTTATTGGCAGATGGCACAATTGCCGTGCTAGAAAAAGATCGCTCTGCTGATGATGTCATTTCACGCTTTCGTGTTGGATCGAGCCATAACGACCGCGCAAATCGTTTCTTGGGAAAATGGGAAGATAACATTACTGCTGAGGATTTAGCTGATTGGGACTTCGGTAACGAGTTAGACGAACTTGAGGAATATGTAATAAACTCTCTTATGCCGGAGCAAGATGCGATATATAATGTGATTTTCGAGGGGGATAGGAATACAACAAAAATGGCAATAAAGGAAGCGTTCGTAAACAAAAACAGTGGAACGCTTGTGTTAGGCATATAAAAAAAGAAAGCCCAGGGGCTTTCTTTTTCACATCACATGTTACGGTTAAATGATTTTAAATAAAATGTAATTAAGATATTTCAATACACTTCATGTTGCGGTTAATAAACCTATGATAAACCAACTTGCGAAAAAATACAACAGGAGGTTTTTTATGTATAAGGGCTTAGCGGTTCAATTTTACAACATAATTAAAGGCGAAACACAGGACACCAGCATGATCGCCCAATGTTTAAATAAGATGCATCAGGACGGATTCGATTTACAAGAGCTTTTAGACTCGGGACTTTTGGCATTCGAGAAAGGATTGGTCGAATCTATATTAAAAAAACCAAAAGAGGATCCTTTAATTAATTCCAAGGAGTTTGCGGGAATGCTTGAGATTAGTAAACAGGCTTTCCATCAGCGTTATAAACGTTCTTTAAACCCTAACAGTGAAAGTGATCTTCCAGTTGCTTCGTACTCCCAAGATGGCAAGAACCCAATGTGGTATTTGTCTGTAGTGCAGACTTATGTAGTTCGCAGGAAAATGAATAGAAACAAAAAAAGCCCCCACCTGAAATAGCGTGAGGGCTTGGGTTTATTGTATGGGTTGTCCTGATACTTTCCGCAGTTCATTCGCCAATCGAGCAGCTTCTTTCATGCCAGCGGGATCACCTTGCTTCTTTGCACATTCATAATCTGGCTTTAAAAATTTATTGATTATTTTGTTTGCATCTTCTTTAAGCATTTCTAATCCCCCTTTCAACTTATCGTTAACCAATTTCTTAAATCGCTCAAATTCGCTCGGATTACGTACCCAAGGCAGCGGACAATCCTTCCAGCCGACTACCCCCTTATGGGTGAACAGCACTTCCGGGAACCCTTCGTTTCGGATCAAATGAACAACAATATCGGTAGCATTCTGAAAAGTGTCTTCGTGGATGCTGCCATCGGCTTCGATGCACATTTCAATACCTACTGTAGTGTCGTTCGGATAATTGCCTAACGCCTTGATTGCATCTGAGAGATATGGCTGCGAGCTGCCGCAATGGTATCCACGTTCATTCGTCGGGATGCTTTGGACAATGGATTGCCTGTCTACACTGAAATGCGCTCCGGCATATCGATCCGGCACATTGTCTTTGGTATTTTGATCTTTGAGTCCTATGAAGTAACGGCTTATATTTTTAGCTGGCGCACCTGGAGAGGCAGTGTAGTGCAACACAATCCCCCTCTTGGATTTTAACTTTCTACCATCCCTACTAAAGGGATTTATTTGAATTAAATCTTGCATGATATCCAATTTAACTACCTCCCTTGTTTTTCAGTATTTGAATCATCTTTTTAACCTGATCAGGAAGTGGAAGCCCTAGCCTGCCGTAATTCTCCGTTATGCTAATCAGTTCGTTTGCTAGGTAAAAGTAAATTGCTCCTGTTTCGATCACCGAAAGCCCCATAAGCTCATCCATTCGGTGCGCCATGACTACAACAACAAGCATAAGCGCCTTTTTCGCTAACCCCCAAAATCCAGTATGCGAACTAAGCCCTTTCCCTTCTTTGAGCGAAGCTGACAATCCTGTAACATAATCGATCACGATGGTCAGCAGGAAAAAACTCAACAAGTCGCTCCATCCCCCGAAAAAATACGATACTAAACTTCCACCAACACCTACACTTGCGTTAACTATGGTTTGTTTCATTCTATCAATCCTCTCTTTGCATAAAAATAGAGCCTAGCTCGGCTAGACTCTTTGATTTAATATTTTATTGGGCTAAAGCAGCTTTTCTAGCTTCCCACATAGCTAGTTCTTCTTTAGCTCTTAGCGATGTCACTTTCCATTGTTCATAAATAGTAAATCGTTTTATATCTGTATCGCCGTTAGAACTTGATGAAGTTGTTATGGCACCATCAACCGCCCATATGATTCTTTTTTGACGATTAATTTCCTGCGTTACTTTCGTAACATCGTAAGTTGATTCTGTGACAGATAACTTTTTATTCAATGATATTCCTAAATCGGCATTAAAGGTTACGTCCAATCCAAGTGCATCGCCCATAGTTCTAACGGGAATGTATCCAATTCCATCGATCACAATTGCTTGTTTTTCTAGTGCTTTACCTTTAATTGTCACAGGAAATGTTCCTTGTACTGCCTTTCCCACTAAACTTTTAATATCATCTGCATGAACCGATAATGAAAACGTTAGAACAAATCCAAATAATGCACCGATAATGTACTTTCTCATAAATTTACACTTCCTATTGGGTTTTGATATCATTATACGATAGATTACATGATATGGCTATGCCCTGCTGATCCTGCATAAGGAACCCATTGTTTGAGTGTAGTTGGAACTCCTGCTCCGTCATAGCATTGAATGTAATCCGATGTTGTGAAACCGTGATTGTGACTATCTGCAACAGCGACGGAGCTTGTGGACGATCCAGTAGCAGCCTTACTATTAATCGCAGTCATAATATTCGTTCCGTTAAACAATAAATTAACCGCTACCAAATCTATCGAACCAAAAAGAGAAGTTAATTCTATATTGTCGATAAGAGCAATCATACCAAGGCCGCTATTGCCATATATTCGACCTGTTAATCCGCTAGGATCACTAAATCCTATTCCTGGTGCGCCTCCTATATTTGGTTCGATGCTCATACTATGAGTTGCGTCATAGTATGCCGCTAATAAATTTCCAACTGAGCTAAACTCAATCCTTGGATATGACGTTCCTGTTCGGATTAAAGCCCCTGTAAGCGTGCCGCCTGATATTTCCCCGGTAGCTGTGATTGTCCCCGAGAATGTCCCACTTGTGGCATTTATCTCACCAGTGATTGTCGCACTAGAGGCAAATAAAGCACCTGACTCCGCAACCCTAAAAGGCGCACTACTTGGGGTAGCATGACCTGCGAAGAAACGAATATCATCCCCGCCAGTGACTGTCGACAACATTCCGACTGTACCAGCTACATCCTTGATTGAATCAGCAGCTACAACCCAACCGCCTATAGCACCCTCGCCCGAAGTTACCTTCCCGGTGATGTCTGCATTGGTTGCAATTAAATTACCGGCCATATTAACCCTAAACGGAGCAGAGGCAAATGTAACGTGTCCCAGATATATCCCATTCGCATCCGCAATAAAGATGTTATTCCCACTGCCAATCGCAATGCTACCACCAACAAATTCAGATGCTTCTATTCGCCCGGTGAAGAATGCATTCCCGTCACCGTCTAGGTATATGACATCGATCCAGTTGTTTCCTGTGCCATCCCCTTTCTGCAACTTAATCATATTGGCATTCATGATGCTGCGAGCCTTATTGTCGCTTCGAATCGTTTCAAATCCGCTTTCTGGTCCGATGCGTGTGCCAAAATAAAGTTTTTCTTTGTAAACTGTTGTACGCTGAATCTGGCTGATTGTGTTTTCTATGCCCTCGATAAAATTAGCGATAGTCACACGACTGTTCATTTTTAATTTTGGACTATAGTCATATTCGACGATCCGTTGTTGTTCATTTACGCCCAAATCCGAATCAGTAACTCGAATCGTATCACCCAGCTCTATAGCCTCTAAAGCGCCATATTCTGCGAGCGATGACAACTCTACCATATCGACATCATAAGCCGTTTTGAGTGTGCCAGAACGCTTGTCTTGATGGACAGTGATCCCCTTTAGGTTCTTGCCTACTCGGAATTGGTTGCCATTGTCTGCCCCCCTTCGAGTGAGTAGATGGACAACATATTTCTCGAACTTGTATTCACCGCCGATAGCATTTGCAAACTGAATCAATAGACTACGTCTGCTAGACGCTTCTTGGACACTAAAGGTCGAAACGTCCGTTAGTTCCACTGTCCCTACCGTGAAGCCTGTACCGCTCAATATGGCGGTTAGAATCGCAGTGGGATTGCCGTTCTCTGCAATTGAGTCCATGTTGTAAATCGGGTCATTTAGAACAGATTGATTAACTTGCTCGCAATCGACATCTATAGTTAGTGTTCCGTCTGAATTGCGCTTTTTCTGGAGATAGACAATTTTAAAATAGTTGTTTTCGACTTCAACAATGTTATCAATCACGATGTATTGCGACTTTTCTTGATCGATGACAGCCGAGAAAGTAAAGTCGAATTCTTTATTGATGCTTTCGTGCAGATTATCGTTCCAGTAATCGTCGATAAATGCTCGCAGTTCGAGAGCGGGATTTCTAATTTTTATGGTCATCAAATACCTCCAAGCTCAAAATAAAAAGCCCTGAGTAATCAGAGCTTGCTGCACAATTTCATCCAACTATGAAATTGTTCCACCGCCGCTGGTTGCTTCGGCTGTAGTTCCTGATGGCTGCGTACTACTTTTCCCAATTTTAGCCGAGTTAACAGCATTTAATCCGACGGTGTTTCCAGTTCCCGTATTCGTTAAACTAGTTACTAACGACTGCGATTCAACTTCAATACCCACGAATCGATTAGAAACATTACAGGTATCAACAGTCCCAGAAGCATGATTAAATAGGAATCCGTATTTACCCGTAGCGGATACCACTGTATCACAGAATTTAAAATCAACACTCGTACTATATAGTGCTAAAAACGCGTTTTGTGCTGCATTAGTAGCTCTAAATCCCTTTATGATTACTGGAATGTAACAATTACTTACTATAATATTTGGAGTTAGAAAATTTGCTGCTGCTGCTAAGTTAGCCCCTCCGTTGATAGTCACTGAAGCTCTCCCATAAGCGCTGTCAAGCACAATGTCTGGATAAGTGCCCGCAACACAATTAATTACAATTTCATGATTTTTAAACATAGGCAATCTCAACAAGGCAGATTCTATTGTTTGTAAAGGTGTAAGACTGTCTAAACCATCATTTAACGTATCGCTACCTGACAATGGATCAACATAGTAAGTCAATATTTCATTTGTCATTGTGAGTGCATCGCTCCTCACATCTGCTAGTTCCTTGACCAAACCATTAAAAGCAGGAGTATACATCATATCGTGTCCCAATCCACTTGGATGTACAGTTGCACTTCCGCTTTCGGCGCTATTGTATTTACCTAGCAAGTCCAATTCGGTATATAATGGAGTGCTGACAATTTTATCCATAGCAGACAAGCTTAGATTCGATATGATTGGAGGTGTTCCGTCGCCACCTATTGATATACCACCATCCTGATTCATGCGATAGGAAGTAACGGTAAGTACCAATACATTGTTTACATAGACTATATGGTTTGATCCTTTCACAATTATTTTCAATGTATGATTCGTGCTAATTGGTATATTGATCAAACCACTAGTTGAAATTAATGTTGTGTTGTAATAAAGTGATGCAGTTCCAGTAGAGCCGCCTTGGATTTTAAGTATCAGGTTTCCAAACGTGGGATCATCCCTATACTTGAAAACTAAATTACCAGACGCTCCTATGGCAGATTGCTTAAAGGTCATATCAATAGTGCCGTTATACATATTAAAAGCACGACTAACAAATTTATTCGTTACCGCATTAGGTGTAAGCACTCCAGAAGCTAGTACAAATGAACTTATATCACCAGTCCATAAAGAAGGGTAGTTAATAAAGTCTAGTTCTCTTCGACCAACTCTAGCCACATCTTCCACGCCGTTAATTAGAATATTGTATAAACGATTTGCATCAGCAACATAATATCCGTTGTCTACACCCCAATTCCTTGTAGCCCTAGCTAGAGATTGGGTAATCCGTTGATTTAGTACGCTACCACCATGACTTGCAGATTGTATAAAAGTAGGAACGACAACAACAGATGGTATAGTAAGCCATGTTGCAATAGTCGATTTAAAAAAGTCTGCATAAAACGAAAATGTATAGTCACTACCAACTCCGCTTGCATCATTCATGCCAAAAGCTAAAACGATTACATCTGGACGGAATCTTTTAACAGCATCTATCCACGACTCTCCAATAATAGACCAAGAACGGTAGAAGCCTGTGTTTGTATCAACAGGTTCAGATGCCATTCCGAGGAAAGTAGGACTAGTTGCCAAATATAAATTTCTTCCGCCTAATGAATAGTTTGCGACTGTGACTGTTTTCCCGGGCATAACATTGCGAATTGCTTGTTCAACTCTTGAGGCGTATTTTTCTTCATCATTAACTATGTCGCTACCTTCGGTAATTGAATCTCCTAAGAATAATACTCTTACCTCTCCTCGTAGCGCAACTGCCCTCCTAGCTTGTAACAGGGAATTGTATGGGACAATGTTTATTTCATTAATCGCTTCGGAATACATAGCTGCTGTTTTTGCTAGTTTTGCACTTACCCCACTTAATTGTTCAACATAAACTTGATCCCCACCCACATCTAACGTTGCATTATTACCGACTAAGCTAACTTGATCTAATCCAGTTAATGCCGTTGCGCTGTAGATGCCTTGAGGAAAAAATACGAGTTTAGAATCACCTGCAATAACAGCATTAATAGTATTTTGTATTTTAGTAGTTTCATCTGATCCATCTCCAATAACTCCATATGACTTTACGTTTATCCCTCGCTGCACAACATCCGCCTGAAGCGCAATACGCTCCGTTTCTAAATAACTAAAATTGTCATTCAAAACTTGCGATGCAATACTAGTTCCAACCGCTTGTATAGTCATTTATATCATCTACTTTCCTGCAATTGTTGCGGTTATTGTAGCTGCTCCACTGGATCGCAAACGGACATAACGAGCTGCTGTTTCGAAACTTATATGAAAGCTACCACTACCGCCTAGCACGACATTCGTGCTTGTTTCGTAGAACGTTGTATTGTCTTGGCTTACCCATGCCGTGATCGTTGTTGCGGCATCCACGTTTCCAAAAGCCGAGATTCGATATTGATATTGGCAGTCTATCGCGGTTGAATCCCCGCCAGCCGAAACAGCAGCAGCGCTCCATGCATTCGCTTGTGTTCCGACTACAGCACCAACAATAATATTCTCCCCTGCTGTTTGCGAAATCTTAGACACTGTTCGATTTGTTGTGCCATCTGTGGTTTGGTCTATGCCGAACTTCCCAATGAGGTTCGTCCCTGCTGGAATAGCTGCGCTTAAAGTGGTGTTTATTGTTTTAAGCCGGTCAAGCACTGTATTTGCTGTAGGTGAAGCCGTAACGAGTCCGAGAATGGCTTGTATGCCCTTTAGTAATGCGATTGCACTACCTGAACTTGAAGCGTCCTGAATTGCTGCATCCGCCTTTGCTCCGAGTGTTATATCCGCACCGTCAATCTTTTGTATATATCCCGCATTAGCGACCGCAAATAGAGCCACACCAGCCGCATCGTAAATGATAGTCCTTGCCGATCCGTTAACACCTTGCACCTTTTCATATGCGGTTCCTGTCCAATATTGAGGGACGGGAGAAAGTGGATTGCTTTGATATGCCGTAGCCTCGCGAATTAATGTATCTGCCAATCAAATCACTCCTTTACACAAATTTATTAAGCCATTGATAAGTGACCGTCGCCAATGGGGATGCGCCTGTAAAAGTAAATAAGTTTTCTCCAATGTCCATCGTTATAAAGTCGCCTGTAAGGTAGCTCAGGGCGTTTACGCCATCAATGGTCACAATCTTTCTATTTCCATCTATCAGCAAGGTTTGATTTACGAGAGTTGTCGTAATTGTTATCGTGTCGCCATTTGCACTTGTGATAGTCGGGTTTATTACGTCACCTGAAATTTCTACGATAAGCGGCGTTTCCACCGCCCCGTAATTGTGCTGACTACTGAAATGAGTCGAATACATCCACACAAACCCAGCCCACATTCTCGGATCACCTATGGGAACAATCGTTGTGGGCGCTAAAAATGACCAATCCTGTACAAATCGAGCATTCGGATATATAAGTCCTGTATCGTATTCAAGCCCCACATCATACAAATAGGTTTCGTCATATGCTTCGGCTACAGCATAGGCGAAGGGGTCATACGCAAGCAATGGAAGATCAAAAAATCCATACTTCAATAGGCGCTGTATTGGCAAACTCCCAGAATACCGCACGATATAATACTTTTCGGTTTCATCATAGAATTGAAGCACCATGTTGCGCGGCTTTCCGCTTGCATCCATTAGAAATGCCGCGAATGTCCTGATTTTCGCTTGTAAAGCAGTTGTGGATATCTCGTCTTTCCAGGCAAGAGGAACCTTAAATGATCGCGGACCCATATCAGCCCCGAAGTCGTATGCTCCGTCACGCTCTGGAATTTCTACAATTTTATCACGGGTTTCAGACAACATTGGAATGTCTTGTTCTATTTTTTCAACCAGCCCAAACGATGCAAACGTACTTCCGTCCAACGTACTCATGTCGGCACCATCCCCATTCCCCGATTGTATCTGGACGAACGATCATTTTGCGGCCTCGATATTGCATCAGCCACTTTTCGGCCATCAACATTTATTGTGGTATTTATAATCGGAGATTGTTTATTGCCTTGCAAGTTATTATTATTTAAAGCGGGATTATAAGCTTTCGGGACAACCGCTTCTCCTTTGTGGAGCATGGCAACCATATCATATGGTACATTATTAGTTCCGATAGCCAGCTTAGGGATGTTCGGTATTTGCGGCATACCGAACGTCTGTCCACCGATAGAACCGCCACCAATTGTTTTCCCTAGAACCGTAACTGATGGTATATCCACCGTTGGAATAGATATCGTTATTCCGTTGAATTTGTTGATAAACGAGTTTATCAGACCAATCACATTATTAATTGCGTTCTTGATCGTTCCAGTGATACCCTGCCAAACCGATTCTACCTTTTTTGTGATTGAATCCCACACACCGCTGAGTACATTTGCTATGGAATTAAATACACTGGATGCAGTCGATTTGATACTCTCCCACGTCTTAACAAAAAAACCAGCAATAGCTCCCCAAATCTTCTCAGTGGTAGCTTTGATTGTGTCCCAATTGGCTATTACAACAGCCACAACAGCGACGATAGCGGCTGTTACCCATGCTATCGGACCCAAAGCTATGATCCATGCCGCAGCCATTCGAGCAGCTTGTAATAGACTTTGAGTACCCATCCAAACCCACTTTGCAACCATGATGGCAAATTGTGCAACATTGACGGCGGCACTGGCTATTGCTCCCGCTGCGGTACTAGCCCAAGCGGCTACAACTTGAATAGCTGACCTTGTACCCTCACTTCCAAGGAAAATCCACGAAATGGCTGTTGCTGTGGCGCTGGCGATGCTTGCAGCCATAGGAATAATAGTACCTGCTATGGCTGTTGTCATCATACCTATTGCGATTAATAATGGTCCGATTGCAGCCACTACAAGACCGATTATAACAGTGACATTTTGCATCTTAGGGCTGAGATTTTCGAACCATGTAACAATACTTTCGATTGCGGTTGAAATCTTAGGAAGCCAACTTTCAGCTAAGTTAAGCAGAATGACCCCCAACGGTTCGAGCGCTGTTTGAGCATTTCGCCACATTTCAGTTAAGCGTGAACCAAAATTATTGTTTAATGCTTCCCCTGCTTTTTGTGTAGCTCCATCCACGACCCCTAACTGATCGGTTGTAGTTGCCATAGCCGTTATCACTTTAGATTCCAAGTCTTCCCACTGTGTACCAAATAGAGCGACACCCGCAGTCGTTCGTGCTACTGGATCGGTCATAGCTGCTAGTCCAGCAATCGTAGCTTGAAAAGCTTGTTCTCCCTTAGTTCCACCTTCGGCAATGGCTGTTCCCATTTGTTTAGCATTCAATCCAATCATTGCGAATCCATCTGCCGTTTTGGTAGATCCGTCTTTTGCTCTAATATTGAATTCCTTCATTGCGTCCCCAACCTTGTCCAAGTTGAAGGCTCCACCCTTAGCCCCCGCAATGAGGATATTGAGCATACCCTCCGCAGAATGTCCCATTGTTGAGAATTGAGGTGCGTACTCATTCAAGGTATCCAGCAACTCGCCTGAGTAATCGCCACCTTTTTGAAATCCTACAGTCATGATGTCAAATGCCTTTTGTCCATCGATCCCGAAGTTCTTCATCATGGTTGAAGCGGTTTTAGTGGATTGTGCAATGTCGGCTCCAAATGTATCGCGCAAAATAAAAGCTTGCTCTGTTAATCCTTGCAAATCCGTGTCACTAACACCTTCCATATTCTTTTTGACCAACGCCAATGCTTCGGCAACTTCATCCAACGAATCACCAAAGGCGTTTTTCCAAACGTTCTTTGCAATGTCTCCAAGCTTCTCTGCTTCTTCACCTGTTATTCCTAACTGTGACTGGAGTTTGCCCATAGCTTTTTCTGAGTTAGCTGCAAAATTACCGGCAGCTAAACCTAATCCAGCAAGCGGCGCAGTTAGGGAAGCGGTTAGCGAAGCCCCTACTTTTTTAAAAGTTTCTCCTGTCCTGTTCAACGCTCTTTGAGCATTTTGTAACTGCCGTTCTAAATCAGAGACTACGGCAGTTATACGCACAGTTATGGTTCTTATTATCGCCATATCTACATCCCCAATCGCTCGAAAATCTCTTTTGCAACCTCTTCCGCAACTCCGCTTTGATAATGGTCTGCGGTCGAGCGCATAAACGGTCGAGGAGCAACCCCTTCACGTCCAGTTTCGACATGGAATCCATAATTCGCTGATCTTCTTCCAATATTTATAGATGCACTTTGTTTGATTGTCCTCTTAGGCCTGGCCCGCGATATTTTAATTGCATCGCGCAAATGTAAATCATCACTCGAACCTATCGGAATGTTCGCTTTTATTTTCGGAGCTAAATATTCAGCTCCTTTATTTACCGCACCATGAAGGATCACTTTTGACTCGTTTCCAAGTTGCGTCAACGCCCTCAATACTTCTTCAAATCCTTCTACTTCAACGTCGATTCTCGCCAAATCAATCCCCTCCTAAGGCGGAATTCATGAGTTTTACCATTGCGAACATTTGTTCAGCAGATTGCTCTTTTTTTGTTTCTTCTTTACTCATAAAATCTTTATAACTTGGTATCTTCTCCGCTCTAGTTAACGCAGCGATAAGCCATGCCTGAGACATGGATATTTCCATATTTTTTTCTTCTCGATTTATATATTCATTCATCAAAACGTTAAATTCGTAAGGAGTTAATTGCCAAAACTCTAACGGTTTTATTCCGGCGGTAGCAGCTTGCTTGATTAGATCGTCCCAGACCCAAGATTCATCGCTACCGCCTGCTTGTTTTTTGAGAATGCCTCGTCGATTGCCTTGCCCATTAGTTCAGCCGCTTCTTCGATTGAGCTATGATCGTCGATAAGTTCCATTACTTTTTCTGGTGTCAGTTCCTTATCTTCGTGATACAGCCCGACAAATATCAGCACACCCAAATCTTTTATGGATACTTTGTTAAAGTCAATGAATAGCATTTCTTTGCCTGTTGTTTCTTCAAAAAGTGAAAGGGCGACCATACCATATCTAAGATTGCGGACCTTGTCCAATTTATAGGGTATATATGCTTTTGCCATAATAAATAGGGGCTACCGCAGCAACCCCTTGTCCCTCCTTTAATTCAATTAGGAAACCTTATTCAAAATTATATTGTACGTTATTTCCGTCTTTCCAACTTCGTTAACGACTAAAGTAACTCGTTTGCTGACTGCGATTGTTAATGCAATAGACGATGAAGCAACTCCAGATGTAACTGATTCGATATAAACGTCATCAATATAAAGCTTGATCGTATGCGAGGCCGCTGTAGGAGTTACAGTTACACTTGCTGCCGTCACCCCGATGAATGTATAGGAACGGAGTGCTGTACCGAATGCAGGGGATAATGCGCCGCCTGCTCCAGTCAAGGTTAGGGCAGTCAATCCACCGGATGCAGTTATGTTGAGTGTAGGCTTTCCAGATATCTTCAAGACAGCTTCAAACTTCAATGCCCCGCCTGTATCTGCATCACCACCTTTAAAGCTTTTGACTAACGCCGAGAACGTCCACGTTGCGCCCATGGATGTTGGAAATGTAATGGTGTAACTCCCCAATGTCCCTGCGTTAAAATCAGTTAAAAGCACTGCTTGTCCCAAGGTATCTCCCGGATACATATTGCCCGAAATCTGACACTCTCCACCGTCACGAAAACCTTGGATAAACTCTTTATAACCGTCCGCCTGAGCCAGTGTGGTGACATCCACCATATCGGAATCTATCGCTAGACCGCCGATATTCGTTACTTCACCAATTACATTTAAACCAGTTTTTATTGTCGTACTTTTAGAATGGACTGCTGCTGTCATTTTAGAACCTCCTTATTCGGTATAATAAATAGAAAACTCAACGACACCTTTATATTTCACGATGTCGATGAGTTCTTCAATATCTTCCATTTCGTTTAATATTTCGACTGACTGGATGAACGTGCTCCCAATCGTTAACTGGTTGTATGTTTTTAACCTAGCGATTACCGCCGCTTTAATTGTTAACATCGCCGCTCTGGTGCTGTGATAGATGTCTAATTGAAAGGCGGTTTCTACGTTGCCAAAGCTTGTGAGTGTCTGCTCCCGCTGCGTGCTGATGCGGTTGTAAACGCCATAAGGCAACGTTGCGCTTTTGCCTGCCCTAAGTGCGTAAAGGGATGATAAACCCGTGACCGTGATTAGGTTCGCGTACAGATTATTTTCGATCACACAAACACCTCTTTTGCACCAATCTGCATCTCGATATTGCGCTCTTCATAGTCCAACACTTCAAAAATCTGAAATATTCGAGTTCCGAAAAGCGCTCTGCATTTTGGGGTTACAGTAGAAAGATGGCGTATCCTGATTTTGTGCGTGATTTCGGAATTAACCATTTTGGCATTCACTAGTTCGCGACCGACTAGAGGTGAAATCGATGCCCAAACCGTCGCTAATGTTGCCCACGTTTCAACAAGTCCGCCTCCTGCATCCACCGTATCCGTAGAAGTCTGGAATGTGATTCTATGTCTTAAGGAACCTGCATTCATCATTGCAACCTCATTACACGGTATGGTCCGATCAAATAATCGAACGTCATCGGCACTTTCTCTACGGCTTTATCGACGGGCTGCCTATTTTCGTACCAGTGCGCCACAAGGAAGAAGATTGCTTGTTTTAAAGGTTGCGGGACTGCTACTGCCAAGCCGTAACCAGCCACAAAACGGATGCGGATCGCTGAAGCAGGTCTTAAAACGACGGTCGGCCATTGTTTGCCATAGCCCAAAACAACTCTTCCGCTATCGGTATCAACGATGTAATCGGCAGCGGACATGGTGTTGGTCACATCATCCGAACCGATATAAGTAATGCTTGTCACCGATTGCAGCTTAGGTTTACGCATAGTTATGGTGTTTCCACACGGAAAACGATCCAATACATAGTCCCAAGTCTGTGTTATCAACGCTCGGTTTGTGCGTTCCTCTGCAATTGTGCGAGCTGCGACAATCAATGCAGTTATATAGGAGTCATCATCCGTGGAATCTATACGCAAATGTGCCTTTGCTTCGGTCAATGTAATTGGTTCAACAGCAGGGGCTGTGACGAGTGTCAGTGCCCATTGAATATTCTTGTTATTCAGGCTCATTACCTCTCATCCTTTCTTGTAAATATCAATCCTCCTTTATGCTGTAGTGAACGCCTGCCATACGCTCCATCTAGTGTAGTAACCTTCCAAATGTTTGTGACGAGTTCTCAGCTCGTATATGGTTGCTAATGTTAATGCTGGAGACACATTTACACTTAAACTTGCAACATCTCCACTACTATATACGACTATCCCAGAAGATTGTGAGCGAATTTCAATTTGTGTATATGATTGAGTATAGTCATGATGTGCCGTTGTTGTTGCGTGTATCGTAGCCCAAGAGTTATTCATGCTGAATGTACATGTTCCTGTTAAAAATGTAGTCGTTCGCAATTTAACTTCTGTGGCGGTCGTTGTTCTTATCACAGCTTTGGCTTGAGGTTGCGATCCTGCATTGCTGGCAAATGTAGACGGTATGATACTTCCAGATTGAGCATTAGGAAGAACGGAATTATCCGCAGCCAATACCCAATCGAAGTAAACAAATCCAGCGGCAGAAGTAAATGCAGTGAGATTAGGCGCTCCCGTAAGCTCAAACTCATAATGAGCAGGTAACGTAAATACTCCAGTAGTTGTATTTAACGGTATATCCGTGTCGGAAAATTGGTTATAGACAAGATCTGTATCGATTACTATCCCGGTAACATCTGAAGTTGCGCGGGTGTAAAAGCTGTAAAGATTCGATACGCCTTCTTTTGTAACAATCGTTGGCGTAACGCTTATACCAGTTTCCCCGATTGTTGGACTTGTTATTGTAGGTAACGGCATTGTGGTAGAATGCACGGATTGATGAAAAAACGTATCGTCTGGATCTATTACCGGTGTATCTGATATGCCGTTTATTATCCTCATCGTTCATCCTCCTCAGTGGATTGCCGACCAAATAATCTCTAGGCCATACGTCCTTGTACTGGCATTTGCCCATGCTATAACCAATTTATCGCCATTTGAAAAATTTATAGGTCTAGTAGGTTGCCAGTGCAAATCAACTACGCTAGTCATGTCCTGCGTGAAAAGGACTGTATCGTATGCAGCGCCGGCAATGGCATCAAGCGTAATAGTTAAATTACCCGCTCCGCCTGCGGCGCTTAAATGCAGGCGAAATTCTTCGAGTTGAAATGTCTGCACCGGATCAAGAGTTGAAGCTATCGCTATCGCCCCAGTGGCTCGGTGAAATCTCCGCATTTGTTCACACCCCCTTATCTCGAGATAACAATAGTGCATGAAGCAGGCATAGTTGCATCTGTGCCGCCGTCACTTATAATCTCGATGGCTTGTCCTGCTGTCACAACATTTGTTGCAGTTGGAACCGAGCTTGATACAGTTCCTGCTGCTTGTGTAATAGTGATTTCCCAAGCTGGAGCCGTCACTAGGACACCTGCGATTTCAGCGGTAAGAACCGTTTTGGTAGTTGCATTATTAACATCATTCACAGCATATAGTCCTATAATGCTGCCTGCATGAGGAGCAACAACAAAGATGCTTCCTGCTGTACCTGCATCGGTGAATTTAGCTTGCACAAAATATTCATTAAGTTCTGCTGTAGTTGAAGTAATACCTGTCATTGTGTTTAATTCTGCGGCATTTGCTGTAACCGAAGTTCCTGCTCCAGCTCCAATTTTCAATCCGCTAACCGGAAGAGCCAAGGCAGTTAAAGCGCTATTAGCATCGACAACAAGCGCTTTACTAGCCGTTGTTGTTCCAGCAGTAACGCCGTTTAACACATTTAATTCTGCTGCTGTACAATCAACTGCCGTTCCTGCTGCCGCACCTATTTTAAGTCCACTTACAGGTAATGCAATGTTACTTATTGCGCTGTTGGCATCAACAACTAATGCTTTAGATGCCGCGGTTGTCCCGCCTGTAACTCCAGCTAATTTATTGATTTCCACCGCCGTTGAAGTAACTGCCGTTCCTGCGACAGCCCCCAAATATAAACCGCCATCAGCAATGACGAGCGTATCTATATTTTTTGTTGCCCCTAAAGATAAAACTTTGCTTGCTACTGCCGTTCCTGCGATAGATCCATCAATTAAATTAATTTCCGCTGCTGTTGCCGTTATAGCTGTTCCCGCTCCAGCTCCTAATGAAAGTCCTCCATCTGCAATAACAAGAACGTCAAGGTTTTTATTGGCTCCCAAAACAGCCGCTTTACTAGCTACCGAAGTACCCGCTACAGAACCATCAAGCAAGTTTATTTCTGCGGCTGTAGATGTTACTGCCGTGCCTGTAGTTGCTCCGAGTTTCAACCCACCATCTGCAATAACGATAGTATCAATGTGCTTGTCAGCATCAACCACAACCGCCTTTGAGGCAGTAACTGTCCCTGGGGTTATGCCGTCTAAATATAAACTCTCCGCAGGGCTAGCAAGAGCTACGCCGGCTACTTTTAATTTATCTGCTATTTTAATGTCTACCGTTCCGTCAGACTCAATAGATAACAATTCCGTTCCGCTATTGTCTGTGTAGACGAGATTTCCACTCGACCATTTTGCTTTTATATTAGTTACCGGCATTGCATCCATCTCCCTTTGAGTTTAAGGCCGTGGTTCGGCCGAATGATAAAAAAACCACCCCGAAGGATGGCGCGTTACATTATGCGATTGCTGTCGCGGACTGATCTCCGCCATATCTTGCTCCGGAAAGAATGGCTACTGCGCTGACGAGAGTTGCTCCGCCTGGTGCCGACCATTTAAGGATTAAACAAGGATATCCGTCTGAAAGTTGAGCGGCATCAATCTCGATTACGTAAGTGATATTGTCGTTCGCGCTCACATCAATGCCCGTTGCAGCCACTGCGGCTGTTCTTGCTCCAAGTGTGTCTCCTGCGGCCGTTGTTTCAGCATAGTAACTAAAATCAATCGCTGTATCGTTTGATGGCGTGAAGTTGTCGCACTCTTCGATGGTGACGAATCCAGCATCTGCGTTGGTCGCGCCACAAGTAACGATGATTGAGCAATGCGCATAGTTCTTCATGCTCCACACATCGCTTGTGACAGCTCCTGTAATGGATACTGGCGGTAAAATATTAACGACGTGAAACTCTTCTGCAATTGTTGTTCCTGCCATTTCAAACATTCCTCCTAGAATTTTAGTGGCGAAGATAAACCGAAAAAAGGCATAATAAAAAGCCCTTTCTCGGCTTGTGGGTTAAGCTATTATCTTGTTGCTAAAACAACGTGCGGGCTTTGTGTGTTGCTGCCCTTAAATGGTGTTAATGTCGAGTGCCAGATCGGTTGTCCATCCACACGATAAACAAACTTGAACACCTGCTCATCGTAGATAAAACGAACATGAACCGATACGTCTGACTTGATAGAACCTTTGTCTGCGATGAGATATTGAGAAAAGTCAGAGAGGATGATATCACCGACAGTTCCAAGCGTCTGGCATTGCTCCAGCGGAATGACCGGGCGACCAAATAATGTGCTGTATGGCGAGTCCGACAATCCATTTGCCGGCATGTACACTGGCGCTCCGCCTGTGCCTACTGCGATAGACATGGTGTACAGTTGTGGCTCAATGTCTTGGTTGATATACCAAGCAGCATTCATGCGACTGCGACCGTAGCAACGAGACCACATCTTGACGATGTTCTCTACGAGGATTGTAGCAGCGGCTTGACCCGTTTCTTTAGTGACGGTCACTAAAGAAGGTGCATTTAGAATCCCTAATGGTTGTCCAGCCCCAGTGCCATTGATAATGACATCATCAAGCTTAAACCCAAATTCTTCGGCAAATCCGTCGGTTAGGATACTTTCTAGGGCTGCGGCATCTTCCAATAGTTCGTCCGTTGCATAGCAAAGACCTGTGAGCTTCTTCAGATTCAATTCGATCTTACGGAATTTCGGCTTGCTGCCTACATAGACATCAGCTTCATTCTCCCAATAAGCTTGAATACCACCCATACGCGATCCATTGGCGCGGCTTGTCTCATCAATGCCGTTGATCTTAATACCGTTAGCATTGGCTGAGATAGGTATCTTGCGAACCCTCGAAGCAAGTACACCTGTATCGTAGGCTTTTTTTAGCAGTTCAGTTGTGAAGTCCTGCTGAACTAGAAAACCTCCATCACTCGGAACGGCTTCACTTAATCCAGTCGCTGCGTTCCTGATAAACAAGCGAGGATCGATAGTTCCTCCGGGCGCTGCGGCTGCTCTTACTGCCAGCATTTGCTCCCCGAAACTCGCCCAAGGCTTTTCTGCTTCGCGATTAGTACCGACAATAATTGCACTTGGCGTTGCCCTACCTCCCGCCGCCATTGGTACAGGAGTTTGCAGTTGCGAATTCAAAGCAACAAGTTCGGCCTCACGCTTGACTTGCAGTTCAGACTCCGCAAGCTTCGCCTGATATGCATCGCGCTCCACTTCATAAGCCTTAAACATTGTTTCTTCTTCATCTGTGAATCCTCTACCAGCCGCTTTTGCTGTATCCAGCATAGCTTTCATAGCAGCCAGCGTGTTCTTTAGTAATAATCCGTAATCCATTTTAACAACTCCTTTGATTTTGGTAGTATTCAAGGCTTTTATATTCAAGATCGAAATTCCGACCTATAGCCGTTGTGGCAGGTTGAACGATTGGTTCAGGAGTAGTTGTCTCCTGTATGTTTTTGGCTGCAACTTGATCTTTTAGCGCCTTTATTTCTTTTATGAGTTCGGCAATAGGATCGGATGATTTCTCGTCAGGTAGCTTCGGAGCGTTTTTGAACTTGGATAAGTCCATTTCGATTCCGTTGATGATTGCTTTACCATCCCGAATAGATGCGGCGACTGGTTGGGAATCCTCTTCGAGTCTAGTGGCAAATCCTTTTTCTACCGCCGTAGCCGCTGACATCCAAGTTTCATCTTCAAGCATTTGTGCTAATTCCTCTCGGTCAACGCCAGTTCGAGCAACGTAAATATCTGACATCGATCCGCCAACCTCTTCCAAGTCATCGGCAAGCTTTCGGAAGTCTTTCGCGTTACCCATTCCGAAAGTCCACGGATTATGAATCATGAGCATTGACCCATTGGGCATAATGATCTCGTCGCCAGCCATAGCGATGATTGAGGCGATAGAAGCGGCTATGCCATCGATATAGACCGTGATTTTGGCTTTATGCCGCTTGAGCATAGAATGAATAGCCACGCCAGCAAATACGCTACCTCCATTGCTGTTGATACGAACGGTGATATCGTCCACATCATCGCCAAGAGCTTTCAACTCATCGTTAAACTTTTGGGGAGTGACTGCGCTATCATCCCAATAACTCTCATAAGTGCTGATATCACCATAAATCATGATCTCTGCCGACTTGGCTTGAATCTTCTTCATCTTCCATTTCATTTAGTTGGTTCACCCCCTTTCGATGGATCTTGAATCGCTACTGGCGTATCAGCAGGGACCATATTCACAGGTCGCCACGTCTTGGCTAACTGTTCTGGTGTGAGTGGGTTCATATTTTCCATTGCTCTCCACTCATCCGCCGTGATAATGCCGTCCAATCTAGCGATATGGAGGGCTTCAAATCGACTTTTGATATCGCCCCTGAGCAATCCTTCCAACGAAAATTCAGCGAACATATATTTCTTTTCTTGTGCGCTAAACAATTTCCAAAGAATCGTTTGCTCAATTCGAACGCCCCAAGGAATAATAGAAAACTTTACGAATTCTAGAGATTGATGCTCGATATTGTTGTTGGTGCTTCGTTCCAAATCAGCGAGCATATGCGGTGGCACACGAAAAAAACGAGCAATCTCAGTTACCTGAAATTTTCTCGTCTCTAAAAACTGCGCCTCGTTTGGTGGGATACCGATTCTTACATACTTCATGCCTTCTTCAAGGATCATTAATCGGTGAGCGCGAGATAACCCCGAATAAGTTTCCTCGAATGATCTACGGAGGTTGTCTCTTCCTTCGTCACCGAGTTCGGTAGGATGTTCTAACACTCCACTGACATTACCGCCATTGCTAAAGAATCTAGCGCCAAACTCTTCAGCAGCAAGCCCTAGCCCAATTGCTTCACGCGCCATTTGAAGGGGCGAAAATCCACATAGACCATTAGAACTTAATCCGTGTACATGAAAGATTTGTTCCTTTTTGATCGGCACCGTCTTTCCTTCCGGCAATGTATACAGATAGATAATTTCTCCATCCAAACGGTCAACCTTCATATTCTGTGGAAGTAATGGCCATAGCCCCGTGACATCCCCAAAACTATCACTTTCAATCTCCGCATAACAATTTCCATGGAATAGCAGACCGAACATCATTACTTCCCAAAAGCTAAAGGCTGTCATTTCGGTATTTGGCTGGTTGTGTAGAATGTTATACAGTGGATGTCCTCTAGCTCTTTTCTTGCCATCTTCGCCGACTCTGATATATACATGGAGCGGAATAGATGCAATCGTTTCTGCCAGTATTCTTACCGCCGCATATACAGCCGTGTAGGTCAAGGCTGATTCCTCAGTGACTTGCTTTCCGGTGTAAGACTGACCGCCGAAAAACATATTCATCATTGACCTGCCCCAACTAGTCTTTGCTGGTTCGACCACTCGCTTCGCGACTATTGGTCCAAAAAAACTCAATTCACTTCACCTCCCTCCTCAACCCCACTATCCCAACGGCAATCAGGGTTGCGGATAACGTAAACATCCCAGCCAATGGATGAATGGTCCAGCACGAATATACGAATAGAGCCAGTCCGATAAATATCAATCCGTCTGGTATAGGTAGTTTCATATGCTTGTAGCTCCTCTCGTTTGATAGATCGAAGGTTTCTTTGTTTGGTGGTCTATAATTCTTCGCAAGGCATTAATGCAAGCCGCTATACCATCAATGCGGTTAGTGGACTTGCTTTTGTCTGGCATAATGTTCGTGTTGGTATCAACTTTAGCCACAACAGCATCAGCCATCCACCTAAGAACAGGATTTCCGCCGTGAATAAATCTCGTCTCTAACACTAGCCGCTCCAATTCTTTCATAGGCTCGGACAATGTTTTAAAGCCTTGCCGAGCCGGGATCATCGTAAATCCTTCTGCCGAAAGTTCTAAAGCTATTTGGGTTGCATTCCATTCGTCAAACGCAATTTCTAAAATCTTGTATTCTTTGCCAAGGTTAATAATTGTTTCTTTGATATAGCTATAATCAATTGTGTTGCCCGGCGTTGTTTGGATGACTCCTTTATTAACCCAGTGTCGATATTGGAACTTATCCCGATCTTCCCGTTCCTGTAAATCATCTTCAGGTATCCAGAAGTAAGGAATAATGATGTAATCCCCATTCTTTTCATCAGGCGGAAAGATCAGTGCGAGTGCTGTGATATCCGTTTTTGACGATAGATCAAGACCTGCGTAACACTTGCGACCTTTGAGAGATTCTAATAACTCAGGCGTATGTTCTTTCTTGCAAGCATCCCATTTAGATAATGGCATCCATTTAACCGATGCATTGGTCCAAACGTTCAAGTCTTTTGTTAGGAATTCAACAAAAGCAGTCGGCATCTGTTTAGCCTTGGCTGCTTGTTTGGTCATGTATTCGAGGTTTTTAGAAACGCCTAGGTTCGGATTTGCTTTCATCCATGTGTTGATATCGTAAACATCGTCGCCCTCATCAACAGTTGCAATATAGGCGAAGAATGTTTCATCAATGTGTATCTTTTTCAAAACCTTAAGCGCATAATCCCGAAGTTGGTAACATGGACCGTGTTGATTCGAACCAGCCGTTGTTATTACGAATATCATGGGCTGCTCGCGAGCTGATGTCCCTGACTCGATAACATGGTAAAGGTTGGCGTTCTTGTGGGCGTGGTATTCATCAATGATTCCGCCGTGTACATTTAGTCCGTCCAATGAATTGGAGTCCGCAGCGAGCGGTTCATACTTCGATCCAGTTTCGATTGCGTACATATTATTTTCGTGGATGCGAACAAACTGGGAAAGGTCTGGTGATGCCCTGACCATTCTTTTCGATTCGTCAAATGTGAGTTTAGCTTGATCTTTTTTAGTTGCACAGGCATAGACTTCAGCGCCATATTCATCATCGCCTATAAAAAGATAATCGCCCACACCTGAGGCTAGTGTCGTTTTCCCATTCTTTCTCGGTATTTCGTCATAAGCAGTTCGGAATCTCCTCAGTTGAGTAGTTTTATGGAGCCACCCAAACAGCGAGCCAACTATAAACTTTTGCCAAGGTTCCAAGATAAAGGACTGCCTTGCCCATTTTCCTTTGGAATGTTTTAGATAATCGTAGAATCTGATAGCGTGATCGGCTGCTAAATCATCAAAATAGTATTCAAACGTAGTTACATTTAACTTTGAATCTCGTAGGTTTTCAATATGTCTTTGACACGCCAACTGAACTGGTTCTCCTGCAATAATCTCTCCAGATACAACCTTTTCTGCGTAATCAAGAACTGGACATATCGCGTTTTCTTCTTCCTCCAAGGTATTCAGAAAAACCACCCTTTCCAGACTGACCACCTAGACCGCCAGCAGGAATAATGTCTGGCGCATTCATTCGTGATCTAGCCGATGGGGTGCAACCAAACTCGGCAGCAAGCGATTTTAATATGATAGATTCTTTTTGGATGATCTGAATTTCTGGTAGTACCATAAAGTTCTTCGCATCCGCTTTGTTTGTGTGTTCGTAAGTTAACGACTTGAACTTTTTTAAAGCTTTTTGAGCTTGGACTATCCGAGCGTAACAAAGGCACATTGTCTCAAACAATGGAATGTCTGCGATCGTTAAAAGACCCAATCTCATAAGATCGGGTCCAAGCCTTTGCCATTCTTTTTTAGCCACACTATCAAAATATGACGGCGCATTTGGCAATTCTTGAAACTCTGGAGGCTTCGGTTCATTGCTTGGTGTTCTGTCTTTTCGATTGGTTCCTTGTAAAATTTTTAGTGCTGTTGGTTTGTTGGCGGGACCTCTGCTTCCCATAATCA